AGGGAGAAGCATCGAGAGGTTAAGAAGAACATTCTCAGGTTGATGGAGCAGGCAAGTATTCCGAACTTCACGAAAGAGAATATGAACCGTGAACTCTTTAAGATTTATTTAGAGTTGAAATAGTAGATTGGTAACTATGGTATAATAAACCATGAAATTAACACCAAAACAAAAGAAATTCTGCAATGAGTACCTTATAGACCTTAATGCAACACAAGCAGCGATAAGGTCAGGGTACAGTAAAAAGACAGCAAGATCAATAGCAAGTGAACACCTTACGAAACCTAACATACAAGAATATATAAAATCCAAACAAGACAAACTAGAAGCAAAGACAGAAATCACGCTTGAAAACATAGTCAAAGCAATCTATGGAATTTCACTAGATGCAGAAGCTAATGGAGACAGACTTAAGGCGAATGATATGCTTATGAAACATCTTGGAGGGTACACAGCAGACAACAAAATAGATGTAGCAGCTCATATAACTAGAACAATTATAGTAAACCCCACAAAGAATAAGAGTGAATGACTCAACCATTGAACTAGCACCTACAGTATCAGACTATTATTTAGGAGATGATTTTGTATCTTTAATAATAGGCCCGATAGGCTCAGGTAAGACATTAGGTTCTATTCTTAAATGGGAAAAACTAATCTATGAGCAAGAGCCTTCAGGTGATGGGATAAGATATACCCGTATAGCAGTCATAAGGAATACTGCAGTAGAACTTAGAGACACGACTATCAAATCATTTGAGGGTTATTTTGGAGATCAGTTGAAAATGAACTGGGGAAACCTCACAGCACTTTATGAGCATGATGATGTACACGCAGAAATACTATTCAGGGCATTGGATAAGCCGGGAGATATGAAGAAGCTTTTATCCCTTGAGATAACATTTGCATACCTAAATGAACTAAGAGAACTCCCAAAAGAAGCCATAGAGAATATAACGTCAAGGTTAGGAAGATACCCATCTATAACAAAAGGCACAGAGGCAACATCTCCACAAGCATGGGCAGACACCAACGCATTTGATAACGAAACATGGATATATAAGAAGTTTATAGAGAATAGACCATATAATCATGCAGTGTATGAACAACCTCCTGCGATTATCAATGCAGTATTTGCACATGGTAGCCTTGTGTCAGCAGATGTTAACCCTAAAGCAGAGAACCTAGAGAACCTGCCATATGAATATTATAGGGGATTTATCGCTGGGAAGTCAGAAGATTGGGTTAAAGTAATGATTATGAGAAAATACATCCCTTTACAAGAAGGGAAACCTGTATACCCAGAATATAATGATGATTTACATTGTATAAGACATGAAAACTTATCCCCTCCAAGCACAAATCTACATTTAATATGTGGAGGAGACAATGGACGATGGAGCGGGTTCCTAATAGCACAACAAGACCCATTAGGTAGAATAGTAGTATTTGATGAGCTTTTAACAGATGATGTTAACTTGACAGTATTTAGTAAAATTATTCAATCTCATATGCAAGTACATTATGATGGATTTAAATTTGAGTCATGGCTCGACCCTTGGGCAGCAAACACAAGAGGGCAAGTAACAGATGATACAATGTTCAAAGTGTATAATAATGCTCACTTAAATCCAAGAACCTCAAACACGGGTTCACCAAATACAATGGTAGAAGCGATCAAAACCAAATTAGGGCAGCTTATAGTAGGGCAACCAGCTATACTTATAAGTGATAAATGTGTGAATTTACGCAAAGGTCTTAATGGGGGTTATCAATATAAGAGAATTAATGTGTCTGGGGAAAGATATGCAGAAAAGCCAGACAAAGGTAAATATTCCCATATTTGTAATGCTTTTGAATTCCTTATAGATGGTACTGGTGCAAGTAGAGAATTAAAATCGTCAAATAAATTTAAGGAGTATTATAATGAAGGAAGACAACCTGAGCCTCAAAGTTGGGGTGTCTATGACTGACGAAGAGAAGAAGAGATATGACAAGTGGACGAAGATGCAGATATATGAAGCATACATGCTAGAAGAACAACTCAGACACAACCTAGTCAAAGAAATAAACGAGCTAAGACGAAAACTAGCAGAAGTCAGGCACTTAGTAAAATGAGATATGAAGAGGTAGATGACAGTATCAGACCCTTCATAGAAGAGAAGATGAAAGCCATTGATAGTGAAACATATACTCAAAAAGACTTCGATACATATTTTTCAAATGAACACCTAAATATCACAAGTATCAATAAAACTGATGAAATCATGGCTTTTTGTTGTATAATAGTGATAAATAACACTAAATTCATGGGTTATTCATGGTGTGACAATTCCTATCAAGGGGTAAAAGCCTACTCAAAAGGGCTTAAATACATCATAGCAACATATCCAGAGGTGCAGTACATAAAAGATATTCTGCCTACATTCATTATAAAAAGGATTTTCTAATGGCACCAATCGTACCAATTTTAGCAGCAGTAGCAAGTGTGGGAGGAATAGTATCAGCCGTATCTTCAATAAGTGCAGCAAAAGATGCAAAGAGAGACGCAGCAAAACAAGCAGCTCTTGTTAAGAAACAAGAGGAAAAGATAGCACTTGAGAAAGAAAAACAAGATAGATCAGAACAAGAGAGACGTGCAAGACTGTCAAGTACTGAGCTACTGAGTGGAACAGAACAAGGCATTACAGGCGATACAACTGGACAACTCTTAGGAGGTTCATAATGTTTATCACTAATGAATACACTAGACTCTATGGGGTAGGATGTAAAGATGTAGTGCTTCTACCTAATCAACTATTTGAAGCGTTCCAAGGTGAATACAAAGTAGGCTCATATGCAAGGATACTTGATACAGACGGCAAAGATGTTGTGAAGATACAAGCAGGTGACATTATTAAAGGTATAGGTGAAGTCAAGGCTAAGCGTACACGAAAGAAGAGAGAGGTAAAAGATGGCAACAAACTATGAAAAACTAATCAAACGTGTAAGTGCAGCCAAAGCCAACAAAGCTTTATGGGAGCATCATATCAGAGAGTGTTACAGATATGCCATGCCTCAACGCAACACTATAGACAAATGGAGCAAAGGTGCAAAGAAACGCGACTACGTGTTTGACTCTACAGCAGAGGACGCACTAGAAGATTTTGCAACACGAATGGAACTTGAATTAGTACCGCCTAATCTTAATTGGATGAAACTCGAAGTTGGGACAGAGGTCGCAGAGGAAGAACAAGATCAGGTAAATGACTACCTTGAGAAAACTACCGACATAGTATTTAATCATATTAAATCAAGTAACTTCTCCTCACAAATACACGAAGCGTTTCTTGATCTTGGAATTTCAACTGGTGCAGTTATAGTTGAGGCAGGAGACGGAATACAATCATCTCTTAACTTTAGATGTGTATCTCTATCTGAATTAATCTTAGAGCAATCAAGCAAAGGTATAGTAGATACAGTCTTTAGAGAGTTTCAAATACCCGTACAAGACATAGAGGATACATGGAAAGGTGCAAAACTCAATTTTAGAGAGTTTCAAATACCCGTACAAGACATAGAGGATACATGGAAAGGTGCAAAACTCAATGAGAAGTTAAAGCAACTCATTAAGGATAAGCCCACAACAGAAGTTGAAATCCTTGAGGGTGTGTATAAATATGGTGACAAATACGAGTCCGTCGTAGTCTTTAAAGAAGAGAAGCATTACCTAATAAATGAAACAGTCGAGTCTAATCCTTGGGTAGTGTTCAGAGAGTCTACAATACCTGGTGAAACAATGGGTAGAGGTAGAGCAATGAGAGCATTACCAGACATTAAGACTCTAAATAAGATGGTAGAAGATCACCTCAAAGCCGCAGCATTTACAGCTAATCCAATATACACAGCAACAGACGATGGAGTTATAAACCCTTACACGGTCAGGCTACAACCAGGAACAATCATTCCAGTAGGCTCAAATGCAAACGACAACCCAACATTAAGACCACTAGCTCCAGCAGGAGACTACCAAGTCCTACAATATGACATAAGAGCGTTACAAGATAACATCAGACGCATAATGATATCTAAGCCATTCGGGAACATAGAAGAGTCACCAGTTAGAACAGCTACAGAGATGAGTATTCGTAATGCAGATATGGCTAAGAGTTCATTAGGGGCATCAGGACGTATACAAAATGAGCTACTTGAAAGACTTGTGGCTAGATGTGTATATGTACTTAAACAAGCAGGTAAGATCGCAGAGTTTAAAGTAGACGGTAAAGAAGTATCTATCAAGTTCACTTCACCATCAAGCAGAAGTCAAGATGAGTCACAGTTAGCTGCGATAGGTAGATTTATGGAGTTTATGCAAGTCCTTCCTCCAGAGCTAGTTAATGAAGAGATAGCAGTTGAGAAGGTGCCGTCTGAGATACTTGACATACTTGGACTACCAGCTAAGTTCAAGCGAACAGACGAAGAGAAGCAAGTCAGACAAGAACAGAGACAAGCACAAGCCCAACAACAACAAGAGATGGCAGCAGCACAAGTTGCAGAGGAGCAATCATGACAGAAGCAGCTAGAAAAAGAAAAGGTACAGAGATAAAGAAACTCCTAGTCGGTACTTTTGAAACAGAACTTGGGAAAAGATGCCTTGAACACTTAGAGGCGACTTTTATAGACAGAGACATAGCACAGGTAGGCATGGGTGAACTTGAAATAGGAATACGACAAGGTGAAGCGAATGTCATTAAAAAAATTATAAGAGAGGTACGAGATGGACGATAGACAATTACAAACGATACTGAACTCAGGTGGTGTTAATACCATTTATTTAGGTGGAACATCAAGCACGCATAAAGTGCAGAAGAAAAGCGATATGACAGGAGACAATGTATCTATCGACGATACAGGGCTAGGTATATCCGCAGCAAACGCACAAGCAGCATTAGCGATACTTGGGGAGGTCGGGTTTATGGTTATGACGGGAAACAACACCCCACAAACCATAGGAACATCTGCAACCAAGGTAAATACTTTTGATACTATAATGATACAGGAAGGTGTAGGAGTAGAGGGAAGTGTTGCAGACGATAAAGCAACAGCCACACTAGATGGAGTTTTCAAGATACGCTTCGAAGGTTTCGTCTCATACTCAGTAAGCGTAGATATAGAATGGCAAATATATAAGAATGGTTCTCCTTTTGGTACAGCTATCACAGTATCAGGACAAGGCTCTACACCCTTTCCTTTATTACGACTAGCAAGTGCCAATTTAGAGGCTGATGATTATGTAGAACTATATGCAACAGCAAGTTCCTCGACAGACGTTACAGTCCATCAGTCAAGCGGAGCGATGGAAAAAACGATATTCTAAAATAGACCAATCAAGTCTCTAAACTGCCAACAATTAAAGGACACGCATGAGCGAAGAAACTCAAGCCCCGGCAACTGCTGACACCAGTTCAGACCAAACTACAGAAACAGTAGTGGAAAACAACGGAGAAGCTACAGATCAGACAACAAGTTATGCAAATGGAAAGTATGACTCAGTAAGTGCACTAGAGACGGGATATTCAGAATTACAAAAGAGTTACTCACAGAAACTAGGAGGGTTTGAAGGAGGGTTTGATGGAGCACCAGAAAATTATGAATTGGCAGAAGGTGTTGAGACTACACCAAGACTCGAGGCACTCCAAGCATGGGGTAAAGATAACCAACTCAGTAACGATGCGTTAAACTCAATCATCGAGATGGACAAAGACGCGTCACAAAAAGCAACAGAAGATTATGTGGCAGAGCAAAAGGAAATCTTAGGTAAAGATGCCGATACGAGACTTACAAACCTATCTGATTGGGCTAAGGCTCAAGTAGGTGAAGACATGATGGACACATTTGGAGCCATGATTACTTCCGCCAAAGGTGTTGAGATGATGGAAGGTCTTATGAAACAAATGCAAGGCACTGCTCCTGCACCTTCACAACAGACGCAAACGGTTAGTAAAGATACTCTTAACGAGATGAGATTTGCTATAGATAAGAATAGTGGAGAGCGTAGGATGTCAATAGACCCTGCTTATAGAGCTAAGGTCGAGGCATTAGAAGCTGAAACGATGGGGAGGGGTTAATCCCTCTTCTTAAATAAAGTAATCACCCACACAATAGGAAACACCACCCAAAAAGCACTTCCCAACACAAAGAAGAACATCACAAATACAAGAGCTAAGACTCCAAGTATGTCCTCTCCTGAACTTCCATTCCAATACATCGTTAATGCAATCATCATAAAAAGGATGATAGTTAGTGCCGTCCATGTTTTATCTAGTTTAATTACTGTTTGCATTTGTTAGCTCCTTTTTAACTCTCATCCTTATTTCTGCCTCTACTAACATTTCTTGATTTTTAATCATTGCTTCTATATTCTTTTTTGAATTAAAAAATATATCCTGCTTTGTTTGAGTCTTAAATGTTGATATGTAATTTTCTAAATCTTCAAACAACTCCATATGCTCAAGGATACTCCCTGCTTCTGTGTGTAATTTAATCTTTTGTATTAGTTTTAGCATTTATATCCTTTTTATTTTGATTAGTTACAGTAGGCAAATTCCTTAAATAATTTAAATACTTTTCGTGTTCAATTTGTTTGTCTAGTTGCTCTCTCCATTTTTCAATCATTCTAAGTCTTGCTTTTATATGCTCCTTATGCTCTGTTTTTCTTTGTCTTGTTATAACAAAAAACATAACAGCTAGTGCCAACAAAAATAAAGTAGTCATCATCTTATATCCTTTTTCTTAATTATACCAATTAACCAACAATAAAGGAAATCAGTTTAACTGTTCAATTCAATCAATTCTATTTATGTAAGTCTGTGAGTATTGTAATGTAGGGAACAAACAACAGTTTGATATAGTTGTTCTTAACAGAAGGTTTGCGTAAGCATATCTAAATAGTGTAAAAGCAGTCAAGACAAAAGACACACAAAACACTAATTCATCTATATTTAAGTTATAGGCTGTGAACAACTCAATATGATGTGAATAAGTATGTGAATATGTGAATAAGCACAATACTAGATGTGAATAACTTTGATAAATGTGAATAACTATGTGAATAACTTTATAATATGTGAATATCTATGATATAATAGGCTCAGAATATTAAAACTCCAGATACCTCTTTAAGAGCCTGATCTGTTTCAATAGTTCAAGTGTATTGCATTTTGAGCCTTGAATTGGTCAAGGACACCTCCAGATGACAAGCAATCAAACCATTTTAAACAGATAAGGAGACATTATGTCACAAAATCTTTCGGGTGTAGCTGCTGAGCAGTTTGACACAGAAGTAAAACATGCCTACCAAGGTATGAAAACATTGAGAGAGTGTGTAAAAACACGTAACCAAGTAGTCGGAGACAAGTACGACTTTAGATTAATGGGTAAAGGTGTAGCAACACAGAGAACGGGTAGTTCTGCAGACGTAGTACCAATGGGTATCGCTCATAGCTTAAAAGTAGCTACACTAGTAGATTACGAAGCACCAGAGTACACAGATATTTATGATTCTAAAACGGTAAACTTTGATGAAGTTGTAGAACTTGCACAAACAATCGCAGGAGCTATGGGTAGACGTGACGATCAATCAATCATCGATGCATTAAACACTTCAACTACTACAGCAGTAGGAGACGGAACTAAAGCACTTGACTTGGCAGCGATCACAGAAGCAGCACAAGTCCTAAATTCGGTTGAAGCACCAATGGAAGACAGATACTTTGTAATTGAGGAAAAAGGATTGAACGATCTTCTCAATGATACAGGCATTACGTCAGCAGACTATAACTCTGTTAGACTTCTAATGAGTGGTGAGATTGATACGTTTATGGGCTTCAAGTGGAAGATCATTGGTTCTGGACGTGTTGAGGGTGGACTTCCATTCGTAACAACTGTTAGAACAGGGTTCGCGTTCCATAAGTCAGCAGTAGGTAATGCAGTAGGTATCGACATGAACACTAGGGTTGATTGGGTA